AAAATGCCGGATCCGATGAATGCGCAGCGGATTACCTGCAGCCAGAGAAGCCTGATCAATGACGAGGATGGAATCCTGGGCATAGTCCTTGTCCTTATTCAGGAACTGCACCTCGACCACGTTGAAGATTTCCTTGGGCGACTTCCATTTTTGCGAAAAGGAATTTTTGATGATGTTGCCCATTGTGAAGAGCTGCCGCCGTGTCGTCTGCGGCTTATCGATCGTCAAATGGACCTTGCCGGCTGAATAGAAAGGCATCCCGCGGAATGATGTTGCCAGTGTGGTGATGAGATCCAGCGCGCGAGACTGCGCATCGATAACGACGTCCAAGCGGAAGCGCTCGCCGAACTCCTCGCGGAAGTCACGGCTGAAATCGATCGGTTCAAGGTACCGACGAGTAAATATAAAGCGGTCCATCCATCCGTCAAAGTGAGCACTGCCATCCGAACCCACCTTGAAATCATTACTGAAGGTGCCAAAGACGTTCGAAGCCACGAGAGTCGGTGTACAGATGACCTCCCGATCAAGAAGAATATCCAGCGTTCGATCGGCCTTCTTGCGGAATGCCAGCTCGTACCATCGATCGAGATCAAGGTCAAGATCCTGAGATTGGATATCGACATTGTTACCGGCATTGGCGAAGGAGAAAAGAAAGTATTTGTTCGTGGTATTGTTGACGTAAATTCCACGATTGATGATAGCTCCACTTGACCGGCTATAAATAACAAAGAATTGCCCAGCCGTAGGATGCGATACAAGTTTGAAGTGTGTGACGATCGTGAGCTCATCGTTTGCATTGATCTGGAATCCTGCATGATATGGTACTGTCAGGCCGCCGTTGTTCTCGAATAGTCCGGAGGCAGCATCAAACTTTTTCTGCGCCGTATCAATCTGAGTTCCACCGGAAGGCGTTACTATATGACCATATTGGGATGAGTCTATGAATTCGGTCGCCCCATCCTCACCCTCGAACTCTAAATCGAGCACCACGTCTTCGTCAGCATTTTCGGTGATGGTGTCATCGATCTCACCGCATGGGACCAACTCATCGCAATATGCAGCCATCTCGGTCAAGCGATCCATGTCAAAATCGCTGGCACTCATATAATTCCCAAGGCCATACCGCGGATTTGTCATGAGATCCTCAAGGCACCGGATCGGGTTCGCTGAAACATCGACCTCAGGGGACTGGAATTCATCTGGCGTCAAAAGTCTCTGCGTGATTTTGAATCTATCCCAGTTGTTATAATTATTGCTTAAAAAAGTTGTCGTAGGTCCGGTGCATACCACTGGATTGGTCTCTACAGTGGCTCCAGGAACGTTATTCACGGAGCCGGATGCTATAAGAACCTTATCCAAAAATATTTCAACATCGCCCGCGGTCGGGACAGTCGGATCAAAGGTAATGGCGATGTGATAAAAAACATCTGGCACCATCGTGGTTATTAAATCGGTCTCTAATTGCGAAATCGTAAAAAGCGTGCAAAAACTGATATGAATTTTAAAACCAGTTCGAACGCCGGAGACATAATATTCTCTCAGGACGATCGTATAGCCAGGGCCATTTGATACATGATTGCGCCCATATAGAATCATGTAATTTGAAACATCTGTTGTTCCTGCCTGGTCCCTCTCCGTAAAATGAAAAAACCCCTCAAACGTCATAGCACGAGTGCACATAAATTCATCAGATTGCCTTGTGATCTCTACACCGCCGGCGTACGATCCGACTGATCTTCTAACCAGAAAAGAGCCTGTTCCCCTAGCAGCTACTGAAGTATCTATTTCAGAGACCGCGAAATCGTTCAAAATTGGAGTGCAAACGTGATTGAGCAGAGAGTCATCTATTATTGTATGGCTCCCATCAGTTCCCTCAAATTCTAAAAGAAGCACCACATTATCTAAGCTGGCTCCACGCGCCAAGTACGTTCCATTCACGATACAACTTATATTCGGTAGAGCACCCGACAGTTGATTAGTGGCCAACGCGTGGACCGCTAGAAGGGCGCTGTTGACGTAGGCGATCGCTTCGGTACGGATCTCATCAATCGTCACCAAATGGAAATCGCCGATCAAGGAAAGGGTGCTGTTGTCAGAAACTTTGACCGGTCGGAAATGATATCGGCCGGCCGTCAGGTTATCAATGCGATGGATCCGGCGGAAATTGCTTCGGTTGTTATGAGTAATATTTTGAACGGCTCCAAGCGTCCAGTTAGGATCACCGTCAATGCGGTAGTCGACCCGGTATGAAACGGTCCACGATTGCTGTGAGCCATTGTTTGCGACCTTAAAGAGACCTTGCGGGAAAGCAAAGTAAAACTCGGCCGCTTCCACATCGTCCCGGATGGTTTGATAAAGGAATTGAGCGTTCTGCTCCAGCTTGATATTCAGATCGTTCAGCTCGTGGAGATCATCAAAGCCAGGAATGACGCTCTGATCATTGGTGCCCAGCCTCAATTCAGTGGTGACACCCTCGTAGTTCTCGATCGGATTATCATTGATCTTGATATCAGCGACCCCGCCGATGGGCCCCTCGCACAAAAGCAGCAGGACGTGGAGATAGTTCTTATCTCCGTCAGTGGTCTGGTACTGGTTTATGATGTTTCCCCAGCACTTGTGAACGCCGTAAATGATGGGCACTGGCGTGCCCACCTCCTGAATAGTTCTGCCCCCTTCCCACGTGTACGTCGGTGAACTCTTGTCGAAACTCTCGCTGAAGTTAAACGTGGGAACCCGGGGCATAGTTAAAAAGCTATATATGGAATACGCTGCGACCAGGAGGAAAGCGGCCGCCAGGAAAGGATGAGCTACGGCAAAAGCCCAGGCTGCAGAAGCAAGGCCAATGATCGCCGCAATGACCGGAGCTTCGACATCCGGTGTTACGATGATCTCATCCCTCTGTGCCGGCACATAGGACAGATCCGTGATGATCTTGCCGTTGAGGATGATGCGCTGGTCTTTTAGATCTACATCGGCGAGGTATTCGGCGACAGTCCTTCCCGGAATGAAGTCGACGTCCTTCACGATCGGCTTTTCCGTGATAACTGGAATGAGTTTTACATCGAGCTTGGTTTTGTTTTCAGGTCGATCCATCTGTAGTATCCGTGTACTCGATCCTTCCACTCATGGATCGTTGATTGAATGATGCCAATATTTGCCGCATGAATGAAGCGGCCATATTCAAGAAAGATTCCGGCATGTTGAACTTTGCTGTCTGGCCTCGGGTAATGAAAGAGAATCACGTCACCGACCATCGGGGCCGTAACCTTCTGCCAATTCTCGTAATAATTATCGAGGATGATATTCTTCCCACGTCTTGCCCATTCAACCTCGTAATCCTCAAGATCAAACACCGCGACGCCCTTGCTGGCGTAAGCGTCTATGATTAGTCCCCAGCAATCGAAAGCGTCCGGACCGCGGCCTTTATGTGCGAAAGGTTTCCCATCGTATTGATTCACAAGTTCTGCAACGGTAAATTGGATCACGCGAACATTCTCTTTCCACCCGACGCCGGGAATGCGCCGTAGTTGATAATGTTTTGATACGCCCGGCATTGCTGCAGCGTCCCATCGCAGACCGTCTCCGGACCGGCATATTTGCATTCGATTCCTTTGAACCGTCCGGCCGATGCCCATCCGCAGACATTACGGTTGACGGTCCGCAGCGGAAGCGCCACCTGGCGAACGTCCAGGATGCTCGATAAGATGAAGATGGCCTGGCTGACATTAGTCGTGTAGCTGTCAATGTGCCAGCTCTCCTCATATTTGTTGTCCGGATCGTCCAGATGATCGGCGTGAACGTAGGTGATCTTGACTTGCTTTTCCCGCAGATTGTATTGCTGAAGGTAGGCTTCGATCAGTCTGGAGACGTTCGATACGCGCAACTGAACCTGGTCGACTTCGCCTTGGGTCTTCTCGGTTACGAACACAAATGTTATTGGGAAAGCCTGGTAGACCAGGCTGTCAAAGGTCACGTCCGAAGTGTATTCCGCGAATCTGAGATCATTGCCTTCGCCGTCGTAATCGACGACCGTGTACAGACGGATGGTTTTGATCAGCTGCTTGTTCTTTGCCGCGATAAACGCTGCGTCGAGTTCCTTCATGAAGATCCTTCGTCAGCTCGCCTCGGTCCAGATGATCCTAGAGATCTTCCGTACTTTAGGCTTAACCGGCTGAGACACCGGCTCGGGTTCAGGATCCGGCTGCGTAATACATCCGGCATCAACTTCGTTCTTTATTGCATGAAATTTTTGTTCGAACTCGGCGGCCATCCGGCCGGCGCCCATGAGATAACCCAACCGTATCGATGCGCAAATAATCAGAAAGAAAACGATGCGCTTTATCATTCGTTGAAAACCCTTTTCAGTTCGTACTCAGCCTTGTAATAACCGTCACGCAAAACGCATCGATACGACTTCTCAACGAAGCGGACTTTGTATGTAGTGCCATCAATGGGATTAACAAAGTCGAATGATTCAAGGGATCCACTTCGGGCCACGAAGAAAGCATCCAGGACCTGAGCATCGGCCTGCAGCATGTCAGGGGATTTGATCTTAAAGCCGATGATCGCTCCAGGGGTGATCAGCCGGCGCAGCTCCATCTGGTTCTCAAATTCCGATACTGCAACATTGAAATCCTTTATCTGCTCTGTCTCTTCTCGTCTTACCGTAAGTGTCGCCATGTCAGCCCCTCTTTATAGCCCGTCGGGAAGCCCCGCCGCGCGCTGAATCAAGATCAAATGTGTTAACGATGACACCCTGGCCCTCTTGGCTCTGCATCGCCTGAGCAACAACTTCCGGAGTCAGCAGGTTGTAAAGCGTGAGATTGATCTCTCCGGATCCACCCTTAGGCCCGCTGCGCTGGACCACTTCTTCGCCGGCGTGCAGTTTATAAAGACCGGTTGTCGGCACGTTCTCCGTACCATCAGCAAAGGATCCCTTGGGCATAGCAATCACCGAAGCTGCTTTAAGCGGCGCCGACACACCACCGAATACAATGTTCTTGAGGATGGCCGCAATAATCAGCTGAGCGATCACCTGGGAGATCATCTTCAAGAGCGTCCGGCCGAACTCAGCGAAGATTGCCTTGAAACCTTTGAGCTGGCCGCTGAGAACGTTGAAAAGAAGATCTGCAAAAAGCGTTTGCACGCCCTGGACGAGCTCAGTGATCACCTGGATCCCGAGCTGCCGGAAGTCATTGAACTTTACCCGCAGATCATCAAAGCCGGCTTTAATACCACCGACGAACTCGGTGACAAATTTATTCTTCAGATTCGATAGTTCATCGGACACGCCGGTGATGGAATCCTTGAATCCATCCCAGCCGCGGGCCCATTCTCCAGGTGCGCCACTAAGAATCTGATCCATCTCCTGGATCTGTCGATTCACTTCATAGAGATCTCGCGTGGCCATGACCTGCAGATCCCCGCTGAGATTGGCCAGGGCATTGGCGGCACCGATCAGCTTGTCCTGCATAGGCCCTGGTGCAGCTGCCAGGCCGGTCATTACGGTCTGAAGGCTCTTGACAACATCGACAGCAAAGTTCGTCAAGATCAGTCTTGTCTCAAGGAAACCCTTCTTGAGAAATCGGAAGATGAACTCGAAGGTGTTAAAGAATGATGTCGCCACTTTTTCATTCGTGGCGATGAGATAGATCATCGCGCCGATCAGGGCCGTGACCATTCCCATTGGTGTGAGAAGTATGCCGGCCAGCCGGATCAGATTTCCGACGAGCTTGAGTACAAGCCCGCTGACCAAAGCGATGACGCCGGCCATGACCAGGAAGTTGATGACACTGTCGCGGATCTTAGGCGGTAGGGAATTGAGGAAGCCGGCCAGGCTCTTGACGGTTTCGGCCAGCCGGTTCATCCAGGGAATGAGTGATGGGACGATCGAGTCCACCATTTCCCGGACGGAGTTGTTCACCGATCGCAGGGATTGACTGAGCTCGAGGTTGCGCTTCGATGCGTTGGCCACGGCGAATCCCAGGGGCCCGAGGATCGCTGCAGAGACCGCCAGCAACCGGCTGCCGACTTCTGAGACCGTCTTTCCGGTACGCTTCATGTCCTCGCCGAGCTCGCGAACGTTCTTCTTGGCGGCGTTGACGTTCTGATTGAAGTCCGTACTGTTGAGCTTCAGCCTTCCGATTATGGCGCCAGCATCGAACATTAAGCCCCCCCGACTTTATTGCGCAACGTTTTCAAATGCTCCCAGTTGTCACTGACCACTTTGTCCTTGCCTCCGTCGTATTCTCGAATCTTGCTCAAGAGCTGTGATACCTGCTGCGAGTAATAATCATCCGTCGACATTGCTATTCTCGCCGCCTGGATCTGCTCAAGGAACCTGAGAAGCCTTTCCTTCTGCGCGCATCTTGCCCAGAAGTAAAGATCCCGGACGTCCATTGCCATCAGACCGTCCAGGCCGAAGTTGAAGATCGAGCCGATCACCGGAAAGGTGTCGGCTCTTATTCGTTTTTTGGTTTAATCCCATCGATCGAATCTTTCACCTTCTCGGTGATGAACTTGAGCACGGCGCCAATCTTGCGCACGTCAATGCTCTGGTAATCCTCGGGGTTGCCACCGATAAAAACAGACAGCTGCTGGCAGAGGACCGTGACATCATTCGGAGCGGTGTTACCATCAACACCTTCCATGGCTGCCTGCATCATCGTGGTGGTGATCTTCTCGATCTTGTATTCCTTGCCCTCAAGGGTGATATCGATCGCTTCGAATATTGATTGTTCATCTGCGTTGAACTTTGACACGGTACAACTCCTTTTTAAGCTGCGTTATTAGGTCTGACCCATAGACCAAAGCTGGCCGATCGGCGTCGCTTGGCTCGGGAAATACTTGAAGATGGTGTTGTAGACGCGCTGCGTGTCCACATCGAACGCCAGGCTCAAGTCCACGCTGGGATGAGCTTTCGGGAACTTGATCCATTTGGCCGAGGCAACGCCCTGGTCATACGGAACGAGTTTGAGCTCAGCAGCGTTGTCGTACCGGTTAATGCCGACCGGGTTGTACACGTCCATCTGCGCGGCCGTAACCAGAGTGGCACCCGGTGTGATCGTGGCCATAGCGGCCAGCTGCATACGGGTCAAAGGAACGGTCACATCGCCTACCATACCGACGATGATCGCTTCAACCGGCGTGACGCCTTGCTGATCTTCCTTAACGTCCCGGCTTTCCGGCGTGTATTTAAAAGTGACAGCACCGAACGTTTTCCCCAGCAGCGTGCTGTTGAAGTAAACGTCGCACGGGCCCAAATCGAAAATAAAACCTTTTGCCATTTTAATTCCTCCTTTTAATTGTCGTCCTGGATCCTAAAGATGTATGTGGTGACGAATTCGTAAAGTCCTCGTTCGTCCTGGGTTAATGGCGCGGGCTTCCCGCGCGCCTCTATGGTATTGGCGAAGTATTCCGGCCCTGACTCTACCTGCGGAAGCGATATGGCCGCCTTACCGTGGAGCAGCGCGTAGATGTCTTCGCTCAGATCCCGCGCGTCGTGATAGTTGAAATTCCTGACAATGACCTGGACCAGCTTCTCGGCATAGTCCGTCAGATAAAAGCTGACATTGCTGACCGGTGTTTCGACTACGACCACGCAGTCATTTGGTGAATTGGTATCCCGGACGCCGGCGAATAGATTGGTCCCGATCTTCAGAGCGGTAAGATCGTTGTAAGCTGTCTCAATGTATTGGGTGATCTCTTTGATCATTTCTACCTCACCAAAGAAAAAGCCCCTCTCTAACCCTGACAGTCAGATAAGGGGCTTTTGAACTTCTTTGGCCTCACCAGGGAGCTACCCCGGATTGGA